TGCCGCTGCAGCTTGTTGATTGTCCTGGCTCGCTTTGCATAAGCAGCTCGCTCGTACCATTCGTCCAACTGGGTCTCGTAGCTTAACCCAGTCCCTTTTCCCCACTTGGCGATCTTCATTTCCTCGCCTTGCACGTTCTGACTCCCGTCACGACCCTCAAAGGGTCCTGTTGGCGACATGTACCAATTAGCAGCGAAAGCTGCGTCGCCTCCAGTCAGGTAGTCTAGATCCGAGAACGTATCCTTAGTGCTCTCTTTGCCGGTGTCCTCAATTTCTAGGACCCGGTAGATTGCCATTTTCGGATTTAACTTGAACCAGTGCGCCCATTTGCGCTGGTCTCTAGTCATGTGAACCTTCCCTACCGCGAACTTTGCGTCGACGCCGTAACCCCCAAGCCATACTGGTATGAACCAGTTAGGCCGAAGGGCACGTGGCGACCTCAAGAGGTTTTTGTCATTCTCCCAGCGCATAAAAGCCTGGGGAATCAGCAGTTTAGCCATTTCACAGTTCTCGCACATTGTGTTCAATTCTCTTCCGAGAGTTGTGGGTGTCAGCGCTCGACAACTGCGCGTGACGGGGTCCCAAAGCTGGTCTTCAGCTATACGGGAACCCGCCAGGTCGCCAGCACCAAATGTCAACCATTGGTTGACGTATCCTATCCTGCGGCAGAGGGCCTCTCCTCTCTCGACTCTGAAGATCTGTGAATTGATCTGGAGAGTGTGAGTGGAAAGGTAGTTCTTACCGACACTGACGACGAATCCAACGTCAGTGATAACCTCGACCCACCGCCTATAAAACGCGGTGGAAGGTACCAGGAATAAGATATCGTCACCATTGACGATTTTGGTTGCTGCGATTGCGCGGTACATCTCAACATGAGATGTCCATATCTTGCGTTCCCACGATGTCTCCCATTCCCATCGTAACACATGTAGTGCATTTTCCCGGCGAGCGGTGCGAATCTCTCCCAGTAACCTCTTCGATTCCCAGAATCGCTGTTCCTCCCTCCGCAGCTCCTTCCTTGTATCCGCCACGAAGCCATCGACAACATAGTCTAGGCAAGCGGCGTTTATTTGGCAAAGCAGCGGGAAGCTCAAAGGGTGCCCCATCATTTGGCTGTTGCGTTGGCGGAAGACAATGTTAACCTTGTACTTCTTGGATACTTCCTTGAAGTCAATAGGCACAAGTCTAAAACCTTGCAGCAGATCAAAGATCGCAATCCCCTCAGAGTTAGAGGATTTATACGGCAGCGGCCATGTGGCCACATGCAGTAAGGCGTTCTGGAGAATACCATGTAGAGGCTCAGCAATGTCGACCAACTCCTCTGGAGTAATCAATAGGTCTTCATGCCGAATCAACTGGTTAAAGAGAGCGCGTTCTTCAGGCTTTTTGTTCCCAGCCCTGAACGTGATTAATTCGCCCGTCTCATCCAACCAAGGGTACTCGATGAATGCATTGTTGAAGGATTGCTCTGCAACGAAAGGATTTTGGACCCGACCCAAAACGCCCCGCAGTGATGCGCGGGATGCGTCTAGGTGAAGGGTATCCGTAGATGCCTTGTAGTCGCCTGAGCAGAACTTCCAT